GATATGTCCCGGTTAATTGCGTTGTTGTGGTTTTCTAACTGTCTTTGTCTAGCTCTCTGAAGATACTCTTGTTGTTTTGCTCCGCTTAAATCCTTAAAAGCCCTGTTTTCACCTCCTTCTATAGCAGCAAGTCGCGCAAGTCTTCCTAATTCTGCTGAGTTTTCTGGAGGATTATTTATTTGTGATGATAAAGCGCTTATCTTTATTTCAGCATCCCTTACAGAACGCTCATCAGCTACGTAACGACGCTCTTTAAAGCTTTCAATTCTGGAATCTATGCCGTTAAGTTTTTCAAGGGCTACTTGTTGCAACCTTGTAGTAATCCAAACACCGTTTCTGATTCCTGTTGTTTGAAGCTGCCGAACGTCATCTAATTGCTTAGTTAAGTCTTGTTTTAATCCTACAGGCAAATTTTCTAGACTTTTTTCTAAATTTTCAATTGATGAATTAAAGTTTTGTTTTCTGTTTGTTGCTTCTTCTTCTCTTGCTTTTGCACGCTCATCAAAAGCATTCAAAGAATTTGCCATAGTAACAGCGTAATCACTCAAAGGACCATTATATTCTTCTTGAATGTATCTTGTCCGCTCATCTATACTTCTCGTTGAAAGATTACTTCTTATTCTTTCTCTTTCAACATCGTCTTCTTGTTCTTTAATACGAGAAGCTATAGTTATTCCTGCGTTTTGAGAACGTACATCCCAGTTTGTAAAGGAAGAAAAATCAATATCAGGGTTTTCTTCTTTTACTGTTTCAAACTCTAACCGCAACTTAGCAGCTTCTTCTTCTTGTTTTGCACTGTCAATTGTAGGATCAGAATATAAAGCAGTCATTCTTGTTTGTATATCTGATAATGAGTTATTTGCTTGTATTTTAGAACGTGTTTTATCTTGCTCTCTAACAGACGCACCAACACTAGCAAGAGACTTTCTAATTTCATCTGCTTGAGCGGGGTTTTGTTTCATAAGTTGCGTATAAGAACCTACCGCTTCTTTATACATTTCTGGAGTAAGATCACCAGACAAAGCCATTTGCTCAAGGCCAAACAAACCTTTTTGAAGATTTGCTTGTTGTTGTGCCGCAGCTGCACGAGCAGGAGCACCACCAGCAGCTTGAGCAGCAGTAAACAAACCCTGTGTAAACGCAGGTTGTGTAGCTGCTCTTACAAATTCTCTACCAAATCTAGCCATGATTATTACTCTCCGTAATTCCGTCTATCAAAGATACCACTTAAGAGTCCTGTACCTTCTGAACCTACTAAGTTAGCTCTACCCAAGTTAGCACCCAACAGAGCATCAATACCGGAAGCAGTAGCCTCACCAAAGAGTCCTGTGCCGTACAACTGAGCTTGCTGCTGTTGTGCTGCAGCGGTTTGTCCGGGAGCCAATGCTGCCAGAAGTTGCTGTTGTGGTAGGTAAGAACCTGCAAGAGCACCCATGCCCAACTGTTGCTGCGCCTGTTGCAGTCCAAGACCACCACCTAGTAGACCTTGACCAGCAGTCAATGCTTGTAGTGCTTGTTGTTGTCTTGCAGCATCCAGAGCCTGCTGTTGTCCTGCTAGGTTTGCACCTAAGCCAGCGTACTGTGCGCCTAGTCCTGCCTGCTGAGCCTGAAGACCACCAGCAAGTTGTGCCAATTGAGCAGCTTGTCCAGCAGCAGTAGTAGCTCTTCCAAGACCTTCTGACTGTAACTGTGACTGTACTTGCTCTGCAGACAAGCCAAGCTGTGATAGCTGTGCCGCTCTTTGTTGTGCCTGAGACTGCAACTGACTTGACAAACCAGCTTGCTGACCAAACAAACCACCAAAGGCTTGCGCCTCACCCAATGCTTGCTGACGTTCTGCTTGGGCCTGTTGTATAGCAGACAACGACGCTCTGTTACGTGCTTCTTCCTGTGCAGTAGCCATAGCCAACTGCTCTGGTGTAGCACCACCGTAGGCTGCTGAGGACGTACCTAGTCTTCCTTGGGCTGCTAACCGCTCCTCTAATGCAAGACGCTGACGCTCTTCTCCGGGACGTTGTGTAGCACGTATACGCTCAAATACATCTGCTTCTCGTCCTGCAGTAGGTTGTAGTACTTGTTGTGCTGCTTGTCCTGCTAAACCACCGTACTGTCTACGCAAAGCCTCTACGTCTTCAGGAGCAGTAGTACCTAGTCCTTGCATACCAAGACCTAATGCCTGTTGACCGAACTGTCCTATGTCAGCGCTGGGCTGTTGACCTAATAGTCCACCTACTTGTCCTGCAAATTGACCACGTAGTAGATTTATATCAGCAGGTTGCATTCCAGCAGCACCCATGAACTGACCACCTAGGCCAAAGGCTTGCTGTGATGCAGCTTGAGTAGGAGCCATGCCAAACGTAGGTTGACCCATTAGCTGTTGTCCTGCGCCTAACGCACCAAGACCTGCCTGAGCTAACTGAGCTTGTCCTGTTACAGGTTGACCAAACAACTGACCAGCTTGGCCTGCTAACTGTTGTTGAATCGCTTGTTCCTGTGGTGACAGTCCTAGTCTAGAACCCTCAGGACCTGCTGCAAACTGACCACCAGTAGCAGTAGTTACGGTGTAAGGTCTAAAGGCCGCTTGTCCCATCTGGGTTGTAGCTAAGTCTTGACCTAGTTCTAAACCCCGTGTACCAATGTCACCAAGGTCTTTATAAGCATCATAAAGAAGACCTGCTCCTCCTGCTCCAGCTAAAGCAGTTCCTCCAGTTCCTTGTAAAAAACCACCAAGACCGCCTAAAAAATCACCAATACTATCAAACAAATTGCTGTTACTAGCTGCTGCGGTAGGAGTAGATTGGCCTGATCCCAAAGCTCCTTGCCCTGAATTACCTTGTCCGAAGCCGCCCATCAGTAAGTACCTCCATCAATCGTTCCTGTTGACAGCGTACCTGTAAAAGTCAATGCAGGAATTGTCACTGTGCCTGTAAAGGTCGGTGAAGCAAGGTCTGCCTTAGTAGCGATAGCTGTTGATATGGCGTCAAACTCTGTTTCAAACTCAGCGCCCTTAATGATTTTACCGCTGTCCCCAGAAGGTAGACTGTCCTTAGCGGCAAAGTCAGTAGTCTTTGTATAATTACTCATAGTACTTTACCCATTAGTGCTAACACGTTAATCTCTTGGAGAGACAAGCCTGAACCGTCTATGTCCGCTTCCAACCCTATTGTTATAACTCCACCGCCTCCGGTAGTGTTTATTCCACGTCGTGACGTTAGATCACCACCTGTAAATTCTGCTGTACTGTTAAACTCACTTTCGTTGTAGTAACCTGTTACCTGATTACCAACGGTAAACTCTGCAGTCTGAAAGAACGTACCAAAGTCATACGCCCACTTAAGAAACATAATTGCACTGTTAGCACCAACAATTGTAGGACGTAGCTTCTTTAGTGTCTTTAACCTAGAAGGGTCTCCAAAGGTTAATCCGGGGCTGTAGTACTTAAAGCGGTACGTTTCTCCATTGTCTCTGTAACCACTGTATTCACTAATGCCACTGCCGTTACCAATCAACAGAGTGCCATCATCTTGTCTGCCGTAACTAGTAAAGCCAGTGCCGGGCCAACGAGTAACACGATATGCACCGTTCTCTAGTGTGCCTCGAACGTCAAAGCAGTAAGTTGTATCTTGAGCAGTAAAAGTAATTAGATAAAAACCTTCTTCAGGGCTGTAGACAGAGCGGTAAAATCCAGTTTCATTTTGCAACAAGCCAATAATGTCTTTTGATACAGTGCTAGACAGGCTGGTTATAGGCATGGACTTTTCTTGTATTGTCCTGCCAAAGCTCTTTAGCCCTGTATGCGACAAGAACAACACATCAGTACCCGTGTATTGAACTGTGTCTCTGTCTACGCAACCTACTCCTGCTACCGTATCTGCTAATGCCATCGTTGCTGGTGCTTCTGCACCTTGGTAAACAACAATGCTGTGCTTGCCAAATATAATTAACAGGCTGTTATGTGCAGCTAATGCAACAATCTCGTCGTAACCGTCAGGCCAGACCTTAGATAAGTTAATAGAGCCGCTAGTGCCACCTGACCAGTCATGGCCTATTAGCAGGTCAGACCAGTAAACAGTAGACTTGTCGTTATTAACGTCTGCCGTCCAGAGCCTCCCATAAGCCGCTAGAACCTCGTTACCGTACATAGCACTAGTAACACCAGCCGCGCCAGAAACGCTGCTAAGAGTGACTACAGCGCCTCCTGCGTTGTCATACACTAAAGGCTGAAAACCACGCTGAAAGAAATAAACCTTGTCGTTAAAATTAACCATCTTCCAGTTGTCAGAAGTAATCGTATAACTACCGGGAGTCTCATCAACCAATGTTGTAGTACCGCTAAGTATCTTGTTGTTACCTACAGAAAACACCTTGGTGTTGCCTGCGTTATCTTCAAACTCTTTAATCGCTCTAATCTTCGCAGAGCCTAACTCAGTCTTGTCCGTTGTGATAACAAGGTTACCTTTACGTGACGCAATACGTCCACGCTTGTCAATCACTGCGTTGTCAGCAATGTCGGCAAACGAAGGATCTTGTGCCA